TATTTTAACTCTCTAGTTTTAATACGTCAATAGTAACTGTAACTGTTCCTGCACTTCCAGAATTATTTTGTACTGCTACTGGAACCTCAGTTTCACTGTCATCAAGCCATCCCATAATAGATGGTGTGATTTTAAATTCTGTAGTACCAGAAGCTGTAGCAATAAATTCTGCAATAACACCTGAGCCATTTGATGGGTCAGTTCCTTGTGTTCTTCCTGCGTCTGCAGTTCTTGATGCTGTATCAGAATAAATCCTTACCCAACATTGTTTGTCTACTGTAACTTTTTGTAAAGCGAATGATAATCCTAACGTTGCGTATTCAACAGAACCTGAAGCACCATCTGAGATTGAAGCAGTTGTTTCTGCTTCTTGTACTCTTGAAGCTCCACCTCCACCTCCGCCACCGAGGTCTGAATTATTTGCAAGTTGTACCCAGTTACCTGAGTGTGCAAAATACGCTGCACCTGTACCATGTACATGAGCAAACATACCGTGATAAGTTGAAGCATTTGGTAAGTCACCTTCTGTAGAATAAACATTATTAAATAATACTTTATTACCACCCATATCTAAATCAGAGGCAGTTACTGCATTAATAATATCAGTGTTTGAAACCGAGCTACCACCCGATGCGTTTAATACTCCGTTACTTGCTGTTAAATTATTACCTGCAATTGCTGTAACAAAATCAGCGATCGTGTCTTTCTTAGAATTATTAGAATCATCAGCATCAATAAATCCAATACTATCTGATGCTACATCAAGTGTTCCACCTGTTAAACTGTTGAGGTCAGTACCACCGCCTCCACCGCCGCCTGAAGCATTAATTGTAACACTATCTGCATTAGCATCAGTTGTAATAGTAACATTAGAACCAGCTACTAAAGTAAGAGTATCTGTAGTTCCATCGGCTGCAATACTTGTTTGACCTGCAACTGCAATGCTTCCAAATGTATTAGCAGAAGAACCACCGCTTGGTAATGCAGTCCATGTATAATCAGAACCATCCCATTGTAATACTTCATTACTTCCTGCACCTGAAACATTTAAATGAGCATCAACATCAGAATCTTCATAAGAACTATTAGAGCCGCCACCGCCTCCTCCAGTCATTTCAACCCAAGTATAAGTACCATCTGCGTTTGTCTTTAATACATAATCAGATGTTTCTGAATTAGTAACGTTATTTGCATAGACATGAGGGGCAAGAGGGTCTGTATAATTTAAAATTGAACCACCAGAAGTATCTGCAAGTAATCTTCTCCAAGAACCGTGAGCATAGTACATTGAACCAGTATCGTGAGCATGGCCGATAGCTCCGTGATAAGTACCAGGGTTCAGTGCTTGTAAGCTTACTAGTGTATCATAATAGAATGATATTTTATGTGGTTTACCTGTTAAATCGAAATTACCATTTGCATCAAATAAATTGGTAGCAGATGTTGAACTACCTAATGCTAGGTATAATTCATTGAAGTTATCGTTTGATTTATCGAAAGCATTACGTAACGGGTCACCTGTCCCGTCGTTCGCAGATGCTCCGATATTAATTGTTTGCTTGGCCATAGCGTCCTCTTTTAAAAATCTTTAATTTTATTATTTATCTCTAGTATGATATATCGTAATCGTTCTCTAAATACTTTTCAAGTAATCTAAACATATCCGTAGATACTGTATGAGCAACATTATCATTTAAGAAAATTGTATTACCGTAATCTACTAATGTACTTGCCGACCCGTAAGCCGAACCACTTAATAAATTACCATTATATCCTTGTGATTTTGCAAATGCAAGTGCACTGTTTGGCGCACTTAGGAATGTTTGTCCTACAAAGTTTCCACCAGTGTATGGAACCGTTGTATCAAGTCTTCCGTTTAAATGTAAAATCTTTCTTTGTGGTAATGATGTAACTAATGTATCATATCCATCATTTGAATATGCATTACCTGTTTGTTCGTGATTAGATGGATAATAGAATTGACCACCTCTGTATTGGTCATTTGTTGTCTGTGATATAATACATGCAATTGTATCAACACCAGTATCTTCAATTTCTACTGCTGCTCTCAATGCAAGTCCACCACCATTACTTATTCCTATAATACGAATCTTAGTTTCATCAACATTTTGGAATAGTTTTAAATTGGTTATGAGTTCTTCGAGCATCTCAATATCAGGTCCATTACTACCTTCGTTAGAAATATTCCAACTGTTAGCGTAACCTTGTACACCAACTAATATATGTCCTTGTAATTCACTTCCAAACTGTGTTACCATTGCAGCACCATTACCACCATTACCATGTAATAATATTGCTGTTGGATAAGGTGCACTTCCTGTTGAAGGCATTCCAATTGTTACTTCATAATCGTGGAATCCTTGACTCCAATTTTTAGTAATTGTAAGGTCAGATGATTCGCTTAAGTTTGCACCACCTGTACCACCAGGTGTATGGTCTGCTGTAACATAAGTACTGTCTACTGAGAAGTTCGTAACTGATGCTCTTAAATCTGCAATGTCTGCAACATCAAGCGGTGAGCCTGAGCCTTCGTCGTTGAATAACCTAATGAATCTTTGTTTAGTTTTTCCTGTATTACCATATTTGTAAATAAAGTCACCAAACATTTTAGAACCAGCAAGGTGAACATTTTCTTTTAGTAATTTTTCGTATTGACTTTTATCTAGAGTTGATTTAATTTGATATGAATACTCTTGGTAAAAATCACTGTCTTGTATTCTCATACCTGAATTATAGTAAGTATCAATTGCAGCACTGTTTGCAGCTTGAGTTACGTAACCATTAATATGAGATGAATAATCTTTCCAATAACCTTTATTTTTTCCTTGCTCTTGTGCTTCAATTGTTCCACTTGCTAAAACTATACTCGTGTCAATAGGGTCTCGTAATGTACCTGTGTCACCATTAACATAAGAGAATCCAGAATTATTAATTGCAACTTTATTAATATAACCTGTTTCAAAATCTGCACGAGCATTAATAATTGCATTATCACCATAGAAGCGACTTGAGTAATCTGTACTAGCACCAGCAATAGTAAATACATCATTGTTAGAACGAATAATGTTGTTTATACCAGTAAATCCATTCCAAGAGTTTGGTAGTATATAAAGTAATCCTTGTACACTATCTATTCTGAGTATACTAGCAGTAGCTAATGTAGTTTCTTCAGTAATACTTTCGTTAACATTAAATAATGCAGCATCTTGTATATTAGATAATCTTATTACTTGACCGCGTTTTTCAAATTTAGTAATTAAATCATCTTTTGCTCTTGCAAAAATTTCAAAGCCATAATTAGAACCAGGGTTAACATTTTCAAATAAATCTAATTTACCAATTTCAATACCTGATGTATCAAATGCATCTGCAAGAACAGTAGAAAGTGTAACTGGAGAAGCAGTACCTGACATAGGAGTTATTGCTCCATAATCAGCTGCATCAAGCGCAATACCTAAATAAGGTTGAATCGGGTCTGTAATGAGATTAACTGTTTCTGTATCTGAAATAACAGCATAAACATCCGTATTAGCATCAGGTGGATTACCCTCTGGATATAAAACAGCTGGTAATTGAACGGGTGATGAATTGTTAAACGGTGATACACCAATTTGTATGCCATTTGCTTTTAAATCAATATTAGGATTTCTGTCTACAGTTAAAATTGGTCTTGCATGGTCAAATGTACCGGTTGTCATTTTAACACCGATATTATAATCACTTTGACCTAAAACATAACCTTCGTTTCCATCTGCATCTTCAAGCCTTTCGTATAATTCAAATTGTACTTCGTTTGAAGGGTCTGTATTAATTGCTTGATTGGAAACTAATAAACTAGTATTTGCAACTGAATAACCGTAACCGCCATTAATATAATTATATGTAGCAACTGCATTGACCGCGTTGGTTACATCTGTAACTATACCTTCACCACCGTCACCTTCAAAGCTGTCGGGTTGTATTTTAACTGAGTCACCAATTTTCTTATTTGCTAATCTTGGTAATGTATCGTCAACAATAAATTCACTAAGAGAACCACCAACCTCACCAAAATCTATAGATTCTTTAGAAATGTTAGTATAAATTCTGTCGTATTTTAAGAAAGTACCTTGGACATTATCAATGTAAATAATAGGAGTATATCTACCATTAATTAACATTGAATTAATTTTAGCTACAGAAGCTTTTGCTTGACTAACACTACCTGTTATAACACGAGAAATTAAATCTGCATAAGTGTATTGAATACTTGTTGTATCACTTAAAAATAAATTATCGTTGGGAAGCATCTGTAGGAAATTACCTTCTTTCCATTCAGAGTTTGAAGCTTTTAACATTCTATTAGAAGGATAAACTATTTCAATATCATATTCTTTATAGAATGTTGCAAAGAATAACTCAATACCAGCCTTAGTACCTTTTCTGCGATAAAGGTCTAATATATTTTTAACAAGGAATGGTACAATAGATTCTTTAAGTTCAAGGTCAACTAAATATTTGTTCTTGTAAAATATAAGTAAAGATTTAATTGTTGTATCAACATCTTTATATTCAAAGAAACGCCTTGAAACATAAGTAGATTGATTTGTTGCTGTTTCCATCCACTTATAATAGTCGCGAGCTAGCTGAACAAGTTCTGGTCCATCTTCACGATAGATTGCAGGAAATTGCTGATTGATAAAAAAGCTTATACTTTTTTCTATCTGCGAATAATCTTCAGCCATTTTATATTATTCCTATTATATTAATAACTATTACTATTTGTTGAACTTGTTAGTGTGCCAATAGCTGCTGACGATGTAGTTGTTCCAGCAACTGGTTTTTCATCAAGTATCATATTAACTTGTACATCTTCATCTCTAATTATAAACACACGCCCTTGAGCAGCTTTAATAGTATTTTCTTTTGGTCTTACCATAATTTTAACTGAGCTTCCGTCGAATGCTTCAACAAGAACTGTATTTAAAGTTATTAAACCTTTTGTATAATCTATTGTTCCTACTTTAGGTTTAAATACTGATGGATTTGTTATGTCATCTACAATAAACATAAGATTACCTAAACCATCATCTTGTAAATAAACACAAGTACCATCTATATCAAATGGTGTACTCTTAACAGCAGGTTTATATTCTTTAAATCCTGTTGCTTCTCTAAATGGATAAGGTTTAACTAATTCTGTTTCAAATCTAAATATCGGTGTTTCTCTAATATTAATTTGTGGGCTCCAATCAATGATTGGCATAAGAGTTAATCCAGTACTTAATACTGCTGTATCGACACTGTCAAGTTGTGCAGCAAGTTTACTGCCTCTTAATTTTGTATTAAAATCTTCTAGAGTTGTAGATGAATAATTACTTATTTGGCTTCTTACTAATGCTTCAATTTCGTCTTTTGATTTTTCTGTACTCTTATTAGTATATACAATATCAGCAATAACATCTGCATATATAAATTTGGTCTGTACAAATATTGGTTCAATACCTAATGGACTCTTTTCTGCTAAATAATTAATATAAGTATTTGCAAGTGTTGAACTAATTAATGTTGTTTCTGCATCTAAATAAACCGATATAGCAACTCGACCAAATTGAGGTGGGTCTAATTCTTCACCACCATAAGCACTTACTGCTGTAATATCTGGGAATGCTTGTTGTAATAATACTTCGTAATCTTTTGTTGTTACTGCACGTTCTTGTACTGCTAATGACTTAGGAGCAAAATATCTAATAGATTCCATACTCTCACGCTCTAAACCACCTGCTGCAGCTGTAAGTGTTGTTATTGCAATAGTAGCTCCTTCAATAAAACTTGCACTAAATGCTGAAGCACCATTTGCTAATTCACCTGAACAAATTCTATATCTTACTCTTACATCCTCAAACTCTTCTGGCTGTAAACCAAATTCGTTTTTACCAAAATAAACTGCATATCTGTTATCTAAATAAGGCTCTAAATAAAATACTTTATCGTCAGGTTTAACACCATATATTGTATTAGCACGAGTAAATACATTACGGTCTTCCGTTTCTTCTGCATCAACAAATACCACAACAGAGTCTGTATCAACTTCATCGTTTGTTAATTGAACACGAAGTACTCCGTCACCATCAACAATAAATCCTTCTCTTTGGAATGATGCTAACATTGACCCTTCAAATATGTCAATGCTGTCAGCAGTATAAACGCTAGGTGCAGTTCGTCTTGCAACATATGTTTGATTAGTTACAAATGTAAATAACTCACCTTGATAGTTTGCTGTAAACGTAGAATATTGTGGAATAACAACTGTACTATCTGTTGCGTTTTCATCTGTAATAGTAACACGAACTGTTGCTTTAGCAGATTTACGCGAACGAGGAATATAGTTTAATTCTTTTGCATGAGAAACGATTGAGTTCTTTAGGACGGCCGAGTCTAAAAACATCTCATTCATTGTCATGTTTGTATAGAAATTATTTTGGAAAGTATTAAATGATAGTACATCTAGTAATGCACTCATGTTACTACCTTCAAAGTTATAATCTTTAAATTGAGTCTGCGTTTGCAGATATGTTTTTAACTGGTTTTTTATCGAATCAAAATCGAGTTCTGTAATTGGGGTTTTTGGATTGGCCATCTTATCTTATCCTTTCTAAAATTAAATCAAGAGTAATTGGTTTGTCAACATTCCTGATATAAAACTGTATGAATACATTTACTGTGTTATCGTCATAACTACTCGAAGCAGTAACGTTAATTAATTCTGCTCGAGATTCAAACGTGTTTATTGTATCTCTACATCTTGTTTCAATAACTTTTAAAACACCAGGCGTAATGTTTTCAAATAATAATCCTTTAATACCACCACCAACATAGGGTTGCATTAATCTTTCACCTGGGTCTGTTAAAATTAAATTTTTAATACTTTGTTTTACTGCGTCTTCGTCTTTTAATAAAGCAATATCTTTTGAAATAGGACTAATGCGCAAATCCTTATGGAAATCGCTATATAAATTCGGCTTCTTAGTAATCGGCGTTTTTATATTAATTGTCATCTTGCTATTTCTCTAGTATCTAAATGAATATGTTTATCGTAAATTACAACACCTAAAAATCCAGATTTCTGCGCGTTTTTAACAAACAATTCAATCCAGTCTTCAGTAAAGTTTGCTCCTATTCCTCTTTCTGCTTCTGGAACATCGTTAAAAGCAGATTCAAATGCAGGGTCCCTTTTAATATCTATAACAAGTCCACTAAGGTGAGGATTATCATTTTCCTTTTTTAGTATTTCTTGATTATATTTTTGGCTTACCCAACCATTTGTTATAACCATTGTATTACCATAAATTGATTGTAATCTTTTAAGATATACTTTAATATCTAAATCAATATGTGTATATGCAGGAAGTCCAACACCTTTTTCTTCATCAAATACATCACCTTCAAATTTAAATATTTCGCCGCCTTTCATCACAGCCATACACTTAGGTAAATCTCTATAATCTTGTGCAGTAATTGGTTCTACATCAACACGTTCGTAATCAGTAACTGATTGAGGAACATTATTCGCATTTCCTTCATTCCATAACCTATTTAGGCTATTTATGTCG